TGACTTCAACTCCTATTGCACTTAAATCCGGTTATTTGCGTATTGTACCAGAACAAAATACTTATATTGAATTAGGTACAACACCAGTAGTTAACACCTCAACTTCAATATGGATTCCTGCAAATGGTGAATTAATCTTAAAAGAAACTGTAAGATCACAACCAACTGTAGGAATACAAACAGGAGCAACTACAACAATTACAGTACCATCTGGAACTGGATGTGCATTTGAAGTTGGTGATTATGTATCACTATCTGGAATTTCTCCCGCAGGAATTAATACTAATTTTGCACGAGTTTCCAATATTGATCAATCTACATCATATGATAGCCCACATCAAACCAAAATGGTTTTGAGTTGGGATACATCATCACAAGGTCCTGTTACTGTACCTACAGGTGAAGTTAGAAAAGTAACCAAAGTTGCTGCCTATAATGACAGTGGTTCCTCTTCAAAAATTCATATTACAGAAGTACAAGTCGTATCTAATTTCAGCTAATGAAACTAATCACAGAAGAAATTGAACAGGTAGAAGTTATCGTTGAAGAAATCAACGGTAAAAAATCTCTCTACATTGAAGGAATATTTTTACAAGGAAATATTGCAAATAGAAATAGAAGAATGTATCCAATGGACACCCTGAGAAAAGGGGTTAATTTGTATACTGAAAATTATTTAAGCAAAGGTAGAGCAGTAGGTGAACTTGGTCACCCATCTGGACCAACTATCAATTTAGATAGAGTTTCTCACAATATTATTTCACTAAAAGAAAGTGGTAATAATTTCATAGGCAAAGCTAAAATTTTAACTTCCTTACCAATGGGTAAAATTGCAGCAGGTCTTTATGAAGAAGGTGTAAAACTTGGAGTTTCTTCTCGTGGTGTTGGTACGTTAGTCCAAACCAATGAGGGTTACAGTAAAGTAAGTGAAGATTTCATGCTTTCTACTGCTGCTGACATTGTGCACGATCCATCTGCACCTGAAGCTTTTGTAAATGGAATCATGGAAGGTGTTAGTTGGTTATATGATTCTAAAAAACAAATTTGGATTTCTGAAAATATTAAAAATAAGATTGAAAATGATGTAGTTTCTAGAAGATTAACTGAAGAAAGAAAATTACAACATTTTGAAAATTATTTAAAACTCATATAAAAACTCAACATTATAAATAAATACAGAATAAAACAATAAGGTTATTCGGAGAGTTCAAATGTCTCGTGGTAAAAACTTACAAGAAATGGAAGTAGGCACTAAGCAATCCAAAACTGCTGTCAATGCTGGTGCAAAGGCAGGAGACCCAATGGCAAAGTTAACTACAGGTATTCCTGATGGTCAAACAGCTGGATGGGAAGATTTGGGAGGTCCTACCCCAGAAAATAGTCGTCCTGATGATGATAGTAATAAATTGAAAGATCCTGCTGCAATCCTTCAGCAAGTAAGAGACGTAGTAAATCGTGGTGCTAAAGCAGCCGATCCTATGAAACATCTTGCAAAAGGTGCAGTTAAAGAAGAGGAAGAATTAGATGATGAAGATCTGATCGATGAAGACTTGGAAGACGAAGTAGTTGAAGAAGCTGCAGAGTCTGAAGATGAAGAAAAATCTTCTAAGAAAAAGTCTAAGAAAAAAGACGAAGAAGAAGATGAGGATGAAGAGGACGAGGATGAAGAAGACGAGTCCATGAAGGAGCAAATCGAAGAAATCGAGACTCAGATTGAAGAAGATGTAGAGGCACTCCTTTCAGGTGAAGAACTTTCCGAAGAATTTAAATTCAAGGCAAAGACTGTTTTTGAAGCAGCACTAAATGCCAGAACTGAGCAAATTGAAGAAGCAATCGTACAAAAGTACGAACAGCAACTTTCAGAAGAAGTTGAAGCAATTGCTGAATCTTTAACTGAAAGAGTAGATTCCTATCTTGAGTATGTTGCTCAAGAATGGTTGGAAGAGAATGCAATTGCTCTAGAGCAAGGTCTCAGAGCAGAAATGACAGAGAGCTTCCTCAATAATCTCAAGCAACTTTTTGAAGATCATTATGTAACTATCCCTGAAGAAAGATATGATGTACTTGAGAGCATGGTAGAAAAACTTGATGATATGGAGACTAAACTCAACGAGCAAATTGAAAGAAATATTGCTCTAAACAAAAGACTAGCAGAGTCAGTTACCGATGTAATCTTTGGTGAAGTTTCTGAGGGTCTTGCACTTTCTCAGAAAGATAAGCTTGCTTCTCTTGCGGAAAATGTTGAGTTTGATGGTGAGGAAGAATATCGTGAGAAACTAGTAACATTGAGGGAATCTTATTTCCCATCTACTACTGGTACTCCAAGAAACACCCAAGATTATCTAGTAGAAGAAACTACTGAGACTATGCAATATCAGTCAACCAGTAGAACTATGGATGCATACTTAAATGCACTTGGAAAGGTTTCTAGAAAGTGAATTTTAGATAATAAAAATCAAACAAAAAACAATTTTACACAGAGGTAAATTCAAATGCAAATGTTCAATGCAGAACAGCTGCAGGAAAAGTGGGCACCACTCCTTGACTACAATGGTCTTAATGAAATCAAAGATCCACATCGTAGAGCGGTAACTGCTATCCTGTTAGAGAACCAAGAAAAAGCTCTTAGAGAAGAGAGAGAATTTCTTACAGAAGCAACCCCAACCATGAACACTGATCCCGCAGGATCAGGTGCAGCAGGTTTCAGCTACGGTGCTTCCGCAGCAGGTCCAGTAGCAGGTTTCGACCCAGTTCTGATCTCACTGATCAGACGTTCAATGCCTAACCTTGTTGCATATGACCTAGCAGGTGTTCAACCAATGAACGGTCCTGTAAGTCTCATTTTCGCAATGAGATCACGTTATACCAACCCACAAGGTAATGAAACATTCTACAATGAAGTAGATACCACCTTCTCTGGTCAGAATGCTGGCAGAAACAATGACAATGGTTGGACTAACGGTAACGTTGGTTTCGGAACCACTGCACAGGTTGGTTCAAACCCAGGTCTTCTCAACCCAACTTCTGCACCTCTCGGTGAGTACAATGTTGGTCAGGCAATGAGCACTTCTGAGGCAGAAAGTCTCGGTAATGATCTCAATGATGCTGGCACCTTCTTCAACGAGATGGCACTTAGCATCGAGCGTGTATCCGTTACTGCTAAGTCTCGTGCTCTGAAAGCAGAATACAGTCTTGAGCTTGCTCAGGATCTGAAGGCAATTCACGGTCTGAATGCTGAGGCTGAACTTGCAAACATTCTCTCAACTGAGATTCTTGCTGAGATCAACCGTGAAGTTATTCGTACCATCTACATGATTGCAGAACCTGGTGCACAAAATAACGTTGCAACTCCTGGTATCTTTGACCTTGATGTTGACTCCAACGGTCGTTGGTCAGTTGAGAAGTTCAAAGGTCTTATTTTCCAAATGGAAAGAGATGCCAACCTGATTGCACAAAGAACTCGTAGAGGTAAGGGGAACATGATTCTCTGCTCTGCAGACGTTGCTTCAGCACTGTCTCACGCAGGAATCCTGGATTACACCCCAGCACTCAACGCAAACCTCCAGGTAGATGACACCGGTAATACTTTTGCAGGTGTTCTCCAAGGTAAGTATAAGGTTTATATCGACCCATATTCTGCAAACAATAGCAACACCCAGTTCTATGTTGCTGGTTACAAGGGAACCTCACCTTACGATGCAGGTCTCTTCTATTGCCCATATGTTCCTCTCCAAATGGTTCGTGCCGTTGGTGAGCAGTCCTTCCAACCAAAAATTGGATTTAAGACTCGTTATGGCATGGTTGCTAACCCATTTGCTGAAGGTCTTAACCAAGGTCTTGGAAGACTCCAGAGAAACTCCAACACCTACTACAAGAGAACTCTTGTTAAGAACCTCATGTGATCCATTCACATTAAGTTCACTGGACCCCTCAGGGGGTCCTTTTTTATTGGAAATAAATATATTGTATGAATATTTTTTCAATAAAATGTCACAAAATCCTTGGAAAAATCAAATCAATAATAAAAGTTTTTTATCTCCAACGGGATTTAAATTTTCTTTAGTTAAAAAACCAAAAATTGATTTTTTTTGTAATGAAATTTCAATTCCTGGTATTAATTTGGGAGTTGCAGTCCAGTCATCATATTTAAAACAAATTCCAGTTCCTGGTGATGTATTAACTTATGATGATTTAACTCTTCGTTTTAATGTAGATGAAGATATGGAAAATTATCTTGAAGTTTATAATTGGTTAATTCAATTTGGTTTCCCAAGTAGTCTAGAGCAATATCAACAACTTCTAAATGAAGACGAGAATAGCAAAGGCAAGCAAACTGCTATTTCAGGTATGTCAGATGGAAGTTTAGTAATTTATAATAGTAACTACAATCCTAATATAAGAATTGATTTTAAAGATTTATTTCCAGTATCTCTTAGCACGATACAATTTAATTCACAAGTAAATGATATCCAATACGTGACAGCACAAGCAACTTTCAAGTATACTATCTACAATATTGTCAAACTTAATTCATGAATATCAATGAAATTGAAGATCTTTGGGAAAAAGATTCTCAAATAGATCCCGATAATTTACATCTAGAAAGTATTAAAATTCCCAATCTACACTCCAAATATTATAAAATTTATAATAATATTTCACTTTTAAAAAAAATAGAAGAAAACAAGTACTTAGAAATTCAAAAAGAAAAATGGTTATATTACTCAGGAAAGGCAAGTCCTGAAGTGTACAAGGAAAACCCTTTCGATCATAGAGTAATTAAACAAGACCTAGATAAGTATATGAGTTCAGATCAAGATATTATAAAGTCTGCAACTAAAATAGATTATTATAATTTAATGTTAAAATATCTGGAAAGTATTTTAAAAAATATTGAAAATAGAACTTTTGTAATTAAAAACAGTATTGAATGGTCTAAATTTACTGCAGGATATAGTTAACATGAAATCTGATGTTGTTATTAAAAAGAAAAATGAAGTCTATCTAAAGTTAGAATGTGAACCTCACGTTTTATATGATCTATCCCCATATTTTGCATTTGAAGTTCCCAATGCAAAATTTATGAGAGGTAATAAGTATAAAAATTGGAATGGTCAAATTCATCTACTAAACGTACACAGTAAAGAAATTTATGTAGGACTTTTAGATAAATTAATAGAAAAAATAAAATTACATGATTATACTTACGAATTTGAGAATAGTAAGTACTATGGACTTCCATATGAAGAGAACGAGATGATTTCATATGAAGGTGTTAAATCTTATATGAAAAAGATTATCTCGTCAAAATATGAACCTAGAGATTATCAAATTCAAGCAGTAACAGACGCATTAAAAAATAATAGGAAGTTATTAGTATCACCAACTTCCTCTGGTAAATCTATGATGATTTATTCATTGGTAAGATACTATACTGAAAAAAATATGAAAACTTTATTGATTGTTCCTACTACTTCTTTAGTTGAACAAATGAGTAAAGATTTTGAAGA